GTTCCTTCATGCGTTAGCTTTTGCAGTCAATACCATACCTGATAGGTCATTAAGTTTTCAGGTAGTCTTTACAGGTTGTGAAGAAAAGAACAATGTACATGGTGGTGCTATGTGGGCAAGAATGCCTATACAAGCACTTGTGGCAGACATACCTGTAGACGAATGGGCAGAACCAATGGAAGACCATCTATGTCAACCTTGGGATTGTGAAGCTAGAAATCATAGTGTAATAGTTATGGATAGAGTTAGTTCTTCTCCTTGGCTATGTAAGATAGATAATCAGTTCTTTACTGCGAAGTATTTATTCACAGTAGACTACACTGAAAGTGATATAGCAGATGACCCTGCACAACATAAACAATCACATGTGATGTATTTGTTAGATGCAGGTAAGTGGACAGGCAATATAGTTGCATTACCTAATAACAGAGTTAGAGCAACAAGTCCTGCATTATGGGTAACAGGCGAAGGTGCTCCTGATTTTGCTCCCTCACAGTGGACACATTCAGCAGAGGCACATGAATCCTACTTAGACCCTTTTACAACATTTAACAATCTATATTCAGATGGTGGCAAGACTACAAACAATAAAAAGAAAAATAAAAAATAAACAAAAACTTGGTTTTTCTGAAAGAGCTAGAGCAGTGAATAAAGGATTGTTACCTTCAAAGGCGAAAAAGAATGGCACTAAAAAAAGCTAAAAAAACAATAAAGAAAGTAGCAGGAAAATTAAAGAAAGCTAGTAAAGCTCACGCAGGTCAAGCTAAAGCTCTTTCAGCTTTGAAACTGAGTTCAGGTGGAAGCACTGTCAATAAAGCAGGGAACTATACTAAACCAACTATGCGTAAAAATTTATTTAACAGAATAAAAGCAAGTGGTAAAGGGGGTTCTCCGGGACAGTGGTCTGCACGTAAAGCACAGATGTTAGCTAAACAATACAAAGCTAAAGGTGGGGGTTACAGAAGCTAATGCCGAAAAAAAAGAAAAGAGACCCTAAAGTTGGCACAGGTAAAAAACCCAAAGGGTCAGGCAGAAGACTATATACGGATGAAAACCCTAAAGACACAGTTAGCATCAAGTTCGCCACACCTGCAGATGCAAGAGCCACAGTTGCAAAAGTTAAAAAAATTAATAAACCATATGCGAGAAAGATACAAATACTTACAGTCGCTGAACAACGAGCCAAAGTGATGGGCAAAACAGAAGTTGTCGCAATATTTAAAAAAGCAAAAGAAAGTTTGAAGAAAGCACATGAACGAAAAAAGAAAAAGGTGTGATACTTGTGAGTGCTACGATTGTGACTGCGATGAATGTAACTGCGATTGTCACGAAGAAGAAGACGAGGTGCAGGGAGCACCTGTATGATAGAGTTTCTTCTTGTGTTTATGATTGACACAAGAATTATAAACCAAACCCAAAGATTTGAAGATATTGATAAATGTCTATACTTTGCAGAACGTCTGCATAACCAACCAGCAATACCAACAGAGGATGGAAATCAACGAATAACTGCATACTGCAAACCTATAAGGAAATAAAATGTTAGCAGAACTAGCTGCAGCGAATGCTGCTTTCGGAATAATAAAAAATTTCGTGTCAAACGGAAAAGAACTTTCAGGTTGTGTAAAACAGATATCAGATTTTGTATTCTCAAAAGAGCAGTTAGAAAAGAAGGCAAGTAAGAAAAAAGCAAGTGGTGGTGGTTCAGACCTAGAAGAGTTCATGGCTCTTGAACAAATAAGAGAAAAAGAAGAAGAACTCAAGAAGATAATGATTTATCTAGGAAGACCCGGACTTTGGCAAGATTGGCAAAGATTTCAAGCAGAGGCTAGGAAATCAAGACGATATCAAGAAAAGATGGCAGAGAAGCGTAAGCAAGAATTAATAGAATACGCAGGATATGGAATAGCTTTTATATTTATATTATTCTTTGCAGGAATTTTATCATGGCTACTGGCAAAATGGATGGGTAAAATATAATGGCACTTACTAAAGGACAAAGGTCACTAGTTGCGTGGACAAAACAAAAATGGCGAACAAAATCTGGTAAACCTAGTACACAGGGGAGTAAAGCAACTGGTGAACGTTATTTACCTGAAAAAGCAATTAAGGCTTTATCTTCCCGTGAATATGCCGCCACTTCGGCTGCTAAACGCAAAGCGACTAAGAGAGGTAAACAATTTTCTAAACAACCCCGCAAGACTGCAAAGAAAACATCAAGATTTCGTAGATTCAGCTAAGTTAAAAGAAGACTTAAAACAACAAAGAATAAAAGAGAAAATAGTAAATGATACAAGCACTAATAGGACCAATAGCAAACCTCGCAGGAACGTGGTTTCAAAACAAAATAGAAAAAACAAAGGCAGATGGACAAGCTAAAGTTGCAGAGGCAAAAGCTCGTGCTACTGTTGCTGAAAAGGTTGCAACAGGTCAGGTTGAGTGGGAAGGTAAGATGGCAGATGCTACAGTGGATAGCTGGAAAGACGAGTTTGCCTTAGTAGTGCTATTAGCTCCTGCTATACTAGTCTTCATACCCGGAATGCGAGAGTATGTAAAAGAAGGCTTTGAGATATTAGCTACATTACCTGATTGGTATCAGTATCTATTATACATAGCTATATCTGCATCCTTTGGTATTAAAGGTGTAGGACAAGCAGCTAAGATGTTGAAGAAGAAGTAATGCAAGATACAGTGTCTGCAATAAATAAAATAATAGAGGATTACATATTACCTAGCGTTCAGATGCATGGTGGTCATGTGAAGTTACAATCTTTTAAAGATGGTGTAGCTACAATATTTTTAAGTGGTGCTTGTAGTGGATGTGCAATGTCTACACAAACATTAAAGATGGGTATAGAGAATATGTTAAAGCATTATATACCTGAAGTTTTAGCAGTAGAAGGTATTGAAGACCCTAATTCCACTGTTGCTCCATACTATCAATAGGGATAACATGAGTTTAAAAGCATTGACATTTTTAAAGTTATCAAGTATAATATGTAAGATAGGTAACTATTTTTGGCATCTGCACGTAAAAGAGATACGTAAGAAACAACTAGAGTTAGGACTTAGACGATGAACATAAATACACTCAGAGAAGAAATTGAGGCAGATGAGGGTGTAAAGTATGAACTGTACTATTGCTCAGAAAATCATTTGACTGGGGGTATTGGGCATCTTATCACAGAATGGGATATAGATTACTATGGTAAACCTATAGGATATCCTATATCTGAACAACAAGTACAAGATTGGTTTTTAAATGATGTGCAAGTTGCAATACAAGATTGTCAAACCATATTTAATTCTTTTGATAAACTACCTGACGAAATACAACACGTATTAATTAATATGTCATTTCAACTTGGCAAACCTCGTTTATCCAAATTTAAAAAAATGATAGCTGCAGTAGAAGCAGAAGACTATCAAGAAATGGCAAATCAGATGGAAGACTCACGTTGGTACAAACAAACAACGAACAGGGCACAACGTCTAATAGATAGAGTCGCAGCACAAGGAATACCACATTGAGTAGAGAACTAACAGAAAGACAACAGAAGTTTTTAAGTGTGCTCTTTGAAGAGGCAGGTGGTGATGTAGTACAAGCAAAACTACTTGCAGGATATTCAGAGAATACATCTACATCTACTGTTGTAGCTTCTATGAAAGATGAGATTATGGAAGCAACACAACTCTACATGAGTCGTAATGCACCTAAAGCAGCAGTGGCTATGGTAAGTGGTGTTGATGACCCAACGCAGTTAGGTATCAGAGATAAATTGTCTGCATCAAAAGAATTATTAGATAGAGTTGGTTTAATTAAAACTGAAAAGGTACAGGTGGAAGCATCAGGTGGAGTGATGATATTACCACCAAAGAAGGATTAATGAATAGAAGTTTAGGCAAGTGGAAGTTACCACAACCCACAGATTTAAAAGATGAAGACCAAAAGGAGTGGACACAAGTTCCTAGAATATCAAGGATAATACCTTTTGGATATAAAAAGAATGAAGAAGACCCTGATGTATTAGACCCTATACCTTTTGAATTAGAAGCTATAGATATGGCTAGAAAGTATGTTAATCAATATTCCTATAGACAAGTAGCAAATTGGATAACAAAAAAGACAGGAAGAGAAATATCACACGTAGGGTTACGAAAAAGATTAATGCATGAACGACAACGTAAGAACCAAGCTAGAACTCTCCGAAAATGGGCTGAGTATGCCGAAAAGGCAATACAAAAAGCGAAAGCCATTGAAGAAGGCAAAATCGGAGCAAGAGCTTAAACAAATAGATGACGTGGAAGCTATACCTGTTGAAGAACAGAATATAGTGTTTCAACCAAACGAAGGTCCTCAAACAGAGTTCCTTGCTGCACCTGAAAGAGAAGTTTTATATGGTGGTAGTGCAGGTGGTGGTAAGTCTTATGCTATGTTAGCAGACCCACTACGTTACATGGGTCATCCACAGTTTAGTGGTTTGTTATTACGACATACCACAGAAGAGTTGAGAGAACTTGTTTGGAAGTCAAGAGAATTATATCCTTTAATATACAAAGGAATAAAGTGGTCAGAAAGAAAGATGCAATGGGTAGCTCCATCAGGTGCAAGACTGTGGATGTCCTACTTAGACCGAGATGATGACGTACTAAGATATCAGGGTTTAGCTTTTAGTTGGATAGGCTTTGATGAATTAACGCAATGGGCAACACCATTTGCTTGGAACTACATGAGGTCAAGACTTCGTTCTACTGCACACGATTTACCTGTGTATATGAGAGCAACAACTAACCCCGGAGGTCCGGGACATCAATGGGTTAAGAAAATGTTTATTGACCCTGCACCTTATGGAAGAGCATTTGATGCCACAAATATTGAAACAGGAAAGGTTCTTAAATACCCTGATGGGCATAGTAAAGCAGGGGAGGCACTTTTCAAACGAAGATTCATACCTGCTAGATTATCTGACAACCCATATTTATCATCTCAAGGAGACTACGAAGCTATGCTTCTTTCCCTACCTGAACACCAAAAGAAGCAATTGCTTGAGGGTGATTGGGATATTAAAGAAGGTGCTGCTTTCACTGAGTTTAATAGGGATATTCACGTTACTGAACCTTTTGACGTTCCAAGAAATTGGGTTAAGTTTCGTGCTTGTGACTATGGTTATGGTTCTTATAGTGCTGTGTTGTGGTTTGCTATTTCTCCAGATGAACAACTTATTGTATATAGAGAGTTGTATGTTTCTAAAGTCCTTGCCACAGATTTGGCAGATATGATACTAGAGCTAGAAGAAGATGATGGAAATATTAAGTATGGTGTTTTGGATAGCTCTCTTTGGCACAAACGTGGTGATACTGGTCCTTCTCTTGCTGAACAAATGATACAAAAGGGATGTCGTTGGAGACCATCAGATAGAAGTAGAGGCAGTCGTGTTGCAGGTAAGAATGAGATACATAGACGATTGCAGATAGATGAATTTACACAAGAACCAAGAATGGTTATATTTAATACTTGCACAAACATTGTTTCTCAACTACCTGCAATACCTTTGGATAAAAAGAATCCAGAGGATGTAGATACAAGAGCAGAAGACCATATCTATGATGCATTACGATATGGCATTATGTCAAGACCTAGATTTAGTATATTTGACTATGACCCTATGGGCAGACCACAAAGTAATATGCCTGTAGCAGACGCAACCTTTGGATATTAATATGGCAGAAGATGATATAATGATTGAAGACGAAGCGATAGCTTTGGATGATACACAAGAACCTGATATAGATGACTCAAACGTGACCAACTTAGCAGGGCATGTTATGGGTAAATACAAAAAAGCTGAAGACTACAGATATGAAGACGAACAAAGATGGGTGAGAGCTTATAGGAACTACAGAGGATTGTATGGTCCTGATGTTCAATTTACTGAAGCAGAAAAGTCAAGAGTATTTATAAAAGTTACTAAGACCAAAACATTGGCAGCTTATGGGCAAATTGTTGATGTTTTGTTTGCAGGTGGTAAATTTCCAATAAGTATAGAACCTACAGAATTACCAGAAGGAGTAAAAAAAGATGTTCACTTTGACCCCAAAGAACCTGAAGAACTTTCTAATCAACCAAATATGGAATCCCCTTATGGTTTCAATGATGATGGCATGGAGTTCCCTAAAGGAGCTACTGCTCAAAGTTTACAAAAAGGTCTTGGTCCTTTGCAAGAAAAGTTGCAGGATGTTGAAAACCTTAAAGAAGGCGTTGGTGAAACTCCGACAGCGATAACATTTAGTCCTGCCATGGTTGCAGCAAAGTCTATGGAAAAAAAGATTGTAGACCAACTGCAAGAATCAGGAGCAAACAAACATCTAAGAAGCACTGCATTTGAAATGGCTTTGTTTGGCACAGGTGTTATGAAAGGACCTTTTGCTATAGACAAAGAGTATCCTAATTGGAATGATGAAGGTGACTATAGTCCTAGATTTAAAACTATACCACAAGTTTCACATGTATCAATTTGGGACTTTTATCCTGACCCTGACGCAGACAACATAGATCAAGCACAGTATGTTATAGAAAGACATAAGATGTCAAGGTCTGATTTAAGAGCATTAAAAAAGAGACCTTACTTTAGAGATGGTGTAATTGACATAGTGATTGAAGAGGGTGAGAACTATGTTAAGAAATATTGGGAAGATGATTTAACAGATTATAATCAAGAAAACTATGTAGAAAGATTTGAAGTCTTTGAATATTGGGGTATGATAGATACCTCTTTATTAACTGAAGAAGGTATTGAAATACCTGACGAGTTAAAAGAGTTTGATGAACTACAAGCTAATATATGGGTTTGTAATAATAGATTAATAAGAGCAGTATTAAATCCATTCAAACCTGCTATGATACCTTACATGGCAGCACCTTATGAATTAAATCCATATTCATTCTTTGGTGTTGGATTAGCAGAAAATATGGATGATACACAAACCTTGATGAATGGTTTTATGAGAATGGCAGTTGATAATGCAGTTCTATCAGGAAACTTACTTATAGAGGTAGATGAAACAAACTTAGTTCCGGGTCAAGATTTATCTGTATATCCGGGTAAAGTATTTAGGAGACAAGGTGGAGCACCGGGACAAGCTATCTTTGGTACGAAGTTTCCAAATGTGTCTAACGAAAATTTACAACTGTTTGACAAAGCAAGAGTGTTGGCAGACGAAAGCACAGGCTTTCCATCTTTTGCACATGGACAGACAGGTGTTATGGGTGTAGGTAGAACTGCTTCAGGTATATCTATGCTTATGAACGCAGCAGCAGGAAGTATTAAAACTGTAATTAAAAACGTAGATGATTATTTACTTAGACCTTTAGGTGAAGGTTTATTTAGGTTCAATATGCAGTTTGATTATGACCCACAAATAAAAGGTGACTTAGAAGTAAAAGCTAGAGGCACAGAAAGTCTCATGGCAAACGAGGTTAGGTCACAAAGACTTATGCAGTTCTTACAGGTTGCATCTAGTCCTGCACTTGCACCTTTTGCGAAGTTTAATTATATTATTCGTGAGATTGCAAAGGCTTTAGATTTAGACCCTGCAAAGGTTGTCAACAATATGGATGAAGTGGCACTACAGGCAGAGTTACTAAAACAGTTTCAAGCAACACAACCCCAACCACCACAACCACCTGCAGGTGCTAATCCTGCAGACCCAACAGGTTCAGGTGGTGGATTCATAGGAACAGGTCAAGCACCTATTCCGGGTGAACAAGGATTTACAGGAGCAAGACAGGATGGACAACAACCACAGCAACAAGGACAACCTCAAGCAGATACTGGGCAACCTCAAGCCGATGGTGCACCACCAAATCCACTTCAATAAATATATAGACGTATTAGTGGAACGTCAACACAAAGTATTAGAACAAGCTAATGATATGGCAACAGTTCACAGAGCACAAGGAAGTATTTATACTCTACAAAAATTAAAATTACTTAGGGAAGAGGTGACAGGTAAAGATGTCAGTTGAAACTAGACGAGCAGAAAGACAACCTAAATCAGAAACACAGGCTATGCTTGAAGCTAATAAAACTAAAGAAGGTTTAAAACAAGCAGCAGACATAGCGACTGACTTTATTCCCGGAGTTAGTGAAACAAAAGATATTATTAGTCTAGGACAAAACATAGGTAAAGGTGATTATGTCGGAGCAGGTATGGATGCTACTGCTTTAGCTTTAGGTGCAGTTCCGATAGTTGGTGATATAGCTAGAAGAGGATTTAAAACTTTATTTGCTCAAGATATAAAAAATGCCACAGAGCTTTTAAAAGATGATAAATTAATTGATAAATGGAAAAAAGATAATCCAAATCCTAAACCACAAAAAAGAAATCCTGATGTTCAAAAAGCTGCGAATGAATTATTAGATGGCAAGATAACAGGCAAACAATATCGTTCTATCGTTAAAGAGAACATGCCTATTAAAAAAATAAATGAAGTCCCTGAGATACCTACATTTACAGAAATAGTAGGTTCATTAACTTCTGATAAATCTAAAAAAGGTATATTAGGATTAAATAAAGAAATTAAAGATGGCACTAGAGTAGCTTCAAGATTAGATATACCTGCATATGAAAATCATGATAAATGGATAGTCTCTGTTCATGATGCTAAAAATAAAAAAGGTATAGAAGGATTAGATGGAGATATAATAGGTTATGGAAAAACTGCAGTTTTAAAAAATGTAGAGTTTAAATCTTCACCTGCAAGTGCTGCTAAGATATCTGCAAAAAGGGCGAGTAAAGGAACTATAGCTAGAATTTTTGGAGACTATGTAAATGCAAATCCTGAAGATGTTGCTTCATCTGCTCAAAAGTTTTTAAATGACCCTGAATGGACACAAGTAGGTTACAATCCTTTTAGGCATGGATTTTTTTATAATAAAGATACAGGTATGCCAATAAAGTCGGCAGAAGAAGTTTTACAAGTAGGTCCTTTAGTTTTAGCTAAGAATGCAAAAAAGTTTACTATATCAGAGGCAAAAAAAGTAGGACCTAGAGGTGGTCTAAAAATTAGAACACCCGGAAAAACTCAAGTTGTATTTAACGAAGGTGGAACGAATATGAAAAAGAACATAGAAGCACAACAATTAGAAATGTTTGGTGATATGGGTATGGCAAAGTCTCCTGCTAAGAAAGACCCAATATCAGGAAATGAAATACCTAAAGCATCCACTGCAGAAGAAGTTAGAGATGATATACCTGCTAGATTAAGTGAAGGAGAGTTTGTGCTACCTGCAGACGTTGTACGTTATCATGGTTTAGAAAAACTTATGAAACTTAGACAACAAGCAAAGCAAGGTATAAATATGATGGATGACATGGGACAGTTAGGTAATTCAGAACAAGCTACTATGCCTGATGATTTACCTTTTACTCCCAATAAAATGCAAGAGGGTGGAGTTGTGCAACCTCAAGTTAATCTACAAAATACTGTTCCCGGAGTTCAGTTTACTGCACCTCAAGCACAAACATTAAGACCCTCTGTTTATACACAACCTGCCATGCAACCTGTAGCACAAAAAGCACCTGAAGTGAATGTGCCCACACAACCTACTTATACTACACAGGTTTTAAGACAAACACCAAAAAGAACAGATACTGCATCTACTCCTACGTTTAAAAGTTTGATAGGTGCACCTTTTGGGCAATTACAAAAAAGTGAAACTAAAAAATATGTGAATGAAGAAACAGGAGAGGAATTATATATTCCTTTTGTTAATGGTCAACCTGTATATCCTATACCTGAAGGATATAAGTTTGAGGGCGATATAAAGAAAGAAGAGGAAGAAAAAGAACCTGTAAAAGCTACAGTGGACACTACAAGAGTTACACAAGATGCAGGAGACGATGGTGGTTTTACTACACCTGATACACCTGAATATAGAGTGGCATCTACATTAGCCTCACAAAAAGGTGGTAAAATAGCTAGTATTATAGACAAAGTGTTTAAAGCAGGACCTATAGGTGTGGCATTAGATTTTTTAGATGATAAATTTGGCACTCCAAAAGATGCTGCAGGAGAAAGATTCAGTTCTGTTGCAGGTATGTTTCCAACAGAATTAGACCAAGCACCTAGCCTTGAGGCAGCACAAGAAGCTCAATTAGAGGCTTTGTCACAACAATCAACAGGTTTAAGTTATTCTGCATTAACAGAAAAATTAGGTGTCAAACCTTCTTTTTTACTGGGAACAAAACCGGGAGACATAAGTAGACAAACAGGTAAATTTTTTAATCAGTATGGACAATCAGAGAACGTGTCTACAGGTGATGTTTCATATTCATCATTTTCAGATTTTGTAAATGCAATGAAGGCTTCTGCTGCATCAGGTTACTATGGTGGTATTGAAAGTGCAAAAGCAGCATTAGCAAAAGACCCAAATAATCAAAAAGCTAAAAATTTTTTAACAGAGATGAATGTTAAATATAAAGAAGAGGATGATGATAAAAAGCCTGATGATAAACCTACTGTAACAACCACACCTAAACCTGATGATAGATTTTTTGCTCCATCAGATGTAGCAGGTAAACCATCAAAACAAACACAACCTGACCCAATAGATTATTCTGATTATGCTTCAGATATTAGAGATGATGACCCTGTGGATGATAGCACACTCACACAAACACAACCTGACCCAATAGATTATAGTGATACTTCTGTAGATGATGTAGGTTCAGAAGAAGACCCCGGAGGTTTTGATAGTAACACTGGAGGTGGTGGTGCAGATGATTACGGAAGTATGTTTAAACAAGGTGGACTTGCAAAAAGAAAAACAAAAGTTAAAAAGATGAAGCGAGGTGGGTTGGCTTCACGTAAATAACCCACAATAGTTGGCTACTTATCCCCCAGCAATATTTGGCTACGATAACCCCAAGGAGAAGAAAATGGCAGAAGAAGCTAAGACAGAAGAAATGGTGGTAGATGCTACACCTAAAAAAGCAGCATTTATGAATAAGCGTTCTACTCATGCAGATAGAATCAAAAAAGATGAGGAAGAACTTGAACTATTAAAAAAACAAGTTCAAGGTGAAACTGAAGAAACTGCTCAAGAAGAAAAAGCAGAAGAAATAATAGAAGAACCTAAAACTGCAGAAGAGAAAACTTTTAAAAAACGATATGGTGATTTAAGAAGACACTCACAAGAAAAAGAAAAAGAGTTTCAAAAACAACTTGATGATTTAAAAGCTCAACTAGAAACAGCAACAAAGAAAGAAATCAAGTTACCCAAGACAGAAGCTGAAATAGAAGAGTGGGCAAAAGAGTATCCTGACATAGCAGGAATAGTAGAAACGATAGCCATCAAAAAAGCAAGAGAGCAATCTAATGCTTTAGAAAAAAGAATAAAAGAAATAGATGAGCTAAATGCGAGAACTACAAAAGAAAGGGCAGAGGTTGAATTGTTAAAAATTCATCCTGACTTTGCAGAGATTAGAGACAGTGATGAATTTCATGAATGGGCAGATGAACAACCAAAGTGGGTGCAAGACGCACTATATGAAAATGACAATGATGCAAGGTCAGCAGCACGAGCTATTGACTTGTATAAAGCAGACAGAGGCATTAGCAAAAAAACTACAAGTAAGAGTGATAAGAGTGCTGCTTTGGAAGTTAAAACGAAAACTACTAGGTCTGTCCCTGATGTGGAGCAAAACTCTACTAAGATATTAGAATCTCAAGTACAGGCAATGTCTGCAGAAGAATATGAAAAAAATTCTGATATAATCATGGAATCAATACGTTCAGGAAACTTTGTTTATGATGTATCAGGTTCAGCTAGATAAAAATAGTTGACAAAGCATTATTAATATGTATAACTATTAATAAATAAAAGTGCGACCCCACTTTGGATACTCGCACTTATACTACACTTGGAAGCCTACCTGATGGTATGAGCCTGTGTTTAAATAGCTACTAAACGCACAACCTCAATATACTATTAGCCGATGACGAGTAAATCTGTCGTATACTTTACGTATACATTCGTTTATTTCAATGGAGATAAAAATGGCATTTAAAACTGCAGCAGGTTATGGTAATCTGCCTAATGGTAATTTCTCCCCAGTTATTTACTCTAAGCAGGTTCAGTTAGCCTTCAGGAAGACATCCGTT